ACACCGCCTTTATCGAAAAACGGATCGTTACGCATCTGGTCTGAGATCTGGATTGCCGCCTTGGGGTCGCGCGGCTGATCACCGAAACCAGTTGTGGTCGCCATTCCAATGGTCTTCGCCTCCTCAAAGCGCTCCTTACGGGACTTAGGGACAAGCTCGGTTACCGCATACTGACCCTCGTCGGTCTTTGTAATGATAGGATCCCAGTTAGGATCATTCTCGTATATCTTCATCACCATTTTGGCGACCTCCTCCGTCTCGGAGTCGACAACGTGGGTTGAGATATCAGTAGGGCGGTAGGAAGCAAGGATCTTCTGCTGACGTAGATTTTCGGCTTCGGCGTCGGGAGGCATTACAGTCTTGCCATTTACAGTGTTGAAGAAAGCGCCGGACTTGGGGTCTTTCCAGTAGTTCTCCATTCGTCCTGCTATGAACTCATCTTCTTTTTCTGCTCGGTCGGCGGAATTGAACGGTAGATTCGCCCAATCCAGGTTAATCTTCTCCATCAATTCGTTTTTCTGCTGCTTTGAGATAGTATTGCGCGCCTGATCTTCGGTCTGGAATATGCGTGTATATTCGTAGTCATCGAGTTTATTAATAGGGGTCTTTGCCGAGGTCTGTTCACCGTCGGCGGCAGTATTTAATATATCACGCGTGGTGCCCTCAAGGTTATAGGCGGACGGGGGAGCGGCGCCAACACCGCCACCACCAATAATTCCGAAAACGGGCGGGCGGTCATCGGTGACGGGGGGAGGGATACATTGCGAACCGCCTGAATAGAGTCCATTCAGGTATGTGACATAATCGGACATTGTGTAGAAGGTTTGACCACTGGGGATGATGGAGATACGACCGTCGGGACCACGAACCGCCGCAGTAGGGCACCCCTTCGCATTCTGAGTTAATATACCATTTGACAGGTCATCGGCTTTCTTATTCGCCTTGACAATATCATCGGCGTCCGTAAATGCCTCGGCAATTGCCTTAAAATTTGTTCGGAGTACAACGATGGCAAGCATCACTGCGCCGACCACAATCAGCAAAATATAATTCGGCGGCAACTTCATCCCAGTCCTCTTATTCTGGTATAACGAATTTATTCGCACTAGGTAGAATGGTAAATCGCCAACGTAATGAGCGCGGGCGCTGGTTGCCCAAACCGCTATTGGATGTGCGTGAGATGGAGCAAATACCCGAGCTTCACCAACTGATTCTGAGCAGTCCGACAACGTATATTCTGATTCACGCGGATTGGTGCGGTCATTGCCATCGGTATATGCCGAAGTTCAAGGAGATTGCGAAGACACCGGGACGTGTTGCGAATATGGCAGCGGTTCACCACGATATGGTGGATAAGGTGCCGGAGTTGGCGAATGCGAAGATTACAGGATATCCGAGCGTCGTGAAGGTTACTCCAGATGGTAAGGTGGAGGACTATAAGGTTCCTGGAACGGGTGAGACGACAAATGTTGTTCCGCAGATGAACGACCCGAAAGTGATGAAGCAGCTCGTAAAGGCAGTTGAGACTGCGCAGCCAAATACGAAGCTCCCCGGTCCGCAGGGAACCCTGCTAAGTAATAAAAACTTCATCGAGAAGAATGCGGAGATTACAAAGACTTTGCCGACCCCACAGGCAGGCGGTGCATATGGATCGGTGTTGAGCGCGTTTGTGGGCGCGTTGAATAAGGCGGGACCGGCGGCACTCCTCCTGCTCGGTAGCACTCTGCTACCGAAACGGGGTAAGACGTACAAGTCGCCCAAGAAGGCGAACCGTCGTGCTTCTACAAGACGCAATAAGCATCGCTAAAAAATTGAAAATTAACCCGCCCCAAAAACCAGAGATAGCAATGGGCACTACACAAACTAAATACACATTTGATGATATTGTTTCACAACTCAAGCGGAACAATATTACCGTAGTAAGTACACACGGCGATCGACGCTATCGATACGCAGTAATGCGAAAGGATGATATGCTCTTCGTTATACGACAGTTTATCAAAACTGAGAAATTCTCTCTGAGGCACGATGAGCGTGGTATCTTCTACTTTAATACGGTTCCAGAAGCACTAGAGATTGTGAATTCGCTCAATAAAAAGCAGCCGTGTAAGATCACGGCGAGCCTATGGGATACTGAGAATCCAACTGAACGCGAGCTACGATTCACCTTTCATACATATGATGTACAGGAGGCAGCAAAGGAATACGAACTCCTCAGGACAAATCTTAGAAAGATGTTTATTGAACTACGCGAACTCACACCGAAGATGCAAGCAATTTGTATTCTTCCGCAGATTGCCGTGGATACTGTGAAGACAATGACGATAATGGACTTTGGTATGAAGTGGCACGACTTCTCGAAGAAGCCGCTACGATTCGCATCGACGCCCGCCTTTGCTCCAAGCTACCTTCACCCTCACGCGCATCCTCACACGCATTAGACAGCCCCCGCCGAGCGTAAAAAATTGACTTTTTTGCTTCGCACCAAAAGGAAGACACCGTGATGTACGACCCAGAAAAAGATACGCTCATATTCCAGTGTAAGGACATTATAAGCCAGGATGCCTATCCTGATATGTCGGTAGATAGTGCGAGTGACGAAGATCGCCATTCTACAAGCTCTGCGCCCCATTCGAAAAAGAAGTATCAGATTCTACTGTTTGGCACCGATCCGAAAGGGCAATCGGTGGCACTCCAAGTGACCGACTTCAAGCCATACTTCTATGTTCGAATTCCAGATTGCCTGGCGACTAACAAAACGGCGAAGCAGAATCTACAAGATTGGATGCATAAGCTACACGAAGACGAAGACATTGCGTTTGACGAACTTCAGCAGATAGACTGTAATTACGAAGAGCATCAGGTATTGATGGATTATAATGGCGGCAATAAGGGAACATTTCTAAAGATCATTACACCTACACTTGCCTTATGGCGACAACTCAAAGAGCGCTTTCTAGACAAGGATACCACGACGCCGATAGCCAACAATACGGCTCAGTTATTTGGAATAGGCGCAGTTGCGCTGCTGGATAAGTATGTTCCTGTAGGTGATGTAGATGGCGTTAGTCCGCAAGGGAAAAAACTGGCACTCAAGGTGTACGAGGCAAATATTGATCCGATGCTACGTTTCTTCCATGAGCGGAATATCAGTCCTGCGGGCTGGGTCCAGGTTCCCGCAAATCATTGGGAGTTTGCCAACTCGGACGATGCAAAGGTGAAGGTGTATGCTACCGCCGAGTGGATGGATGTTCAAACCGCGGAAGACCAAGGAATGGCACCGTTCCTGGTGGGTTCGTGGGATATTGAGTGTAATTCCAGCCACGGCGACTTTCCTATTGCGATTAAGGGCTGGCGCAAGCCTATTCGCGAACTCTATGAGCGTGGTATGCCGACAACGGTATCGGAGTTTTGCGAACGCCTTGCGAATGCCACTGTTCGGCTGTCAGGTGAGCTCTCGCCGATTTATATCAATTCACGGAAACACAGCGGACAACTTACAAAGGACTTTCTTATGAATTGTATTTATTCGCAGCCAAAGCACGTTGAGGATAGTATTCTACAATATTTATCGATTATCAAGACGGAGTCGAAGTCCGATATTCGAGAAAAGGCGATATCGGACCTAGATTCGTTGCTCTCGGAGTATCGCAAACCGAAAGATAAATATGGAAAGCCTAGTCCGCCAATCTTTCCCTATAATGTAGTTGAAGGCGATGAAATTATCCAGATTGGCATTGTGCTGTATCGCCGGTCTAAGCCAATTAGCAAGCATATCTGGGTTCTTAAGTCGGTGGATAAGGAGACTGTGAGACCGCCAGGTGAGATGGTGCCGATTGAGGTTTATTCGTACGAAGATGAGGGAATGATGTTACGTGCGTGGTTTCAGTGGCTCGGTCGAACGGATCCTGATATTCTGATTGGCTATAATATCTTTGGGTTTGATTCTAAATATATTTGGGACCGCCTACAATATTTGACGAGTAAGAAGGAGGCGGTCAATATTACAACTCCACTCTCTTGTTTGAAATCCCGCCCCACCAAGCTGGAAGAGAAGTTCTTATCATCGTCGGCAATGGGTGATAATACAATGCACTTTATGAACAGTCCAGGTCGTCTACAAATTGATTTGCTTCCCTATATTCGTCGTAATCACAATCTGGATTCGTACAGTCTAGATAATGTATCGGCAACATTTGTGAGCGGAGCGGTCAAATCGCTCACCCAACTCAAACCAGATAGTGAGGAGTTCATTGTGGCGACGAAGTCTACAAAGGGTACGCTTCCTGGACGGTTCATTACGCTGATGGATGATGAGAATGACCGTATTGTCGAGAAAGCGGAAGTGATCGCCGTCGAGCCGACAAAGCTGACAATCCGAATCAAGGGCGGTAAGGAAAAACTAGAGGATAACGGCGGTAAGCCAACCCGCTGGGCACAGGTGAAGGACGATGTCTCGCCGAAGGATATCTTCCGTTTCCACCGCGGTACGCCGCAGGAACGCGGCATTGTTGCCCGTTACTGCTTACAGGATTGTGACCTAGTGATGGAACTCTTCAATAAGTTGGAGATTCTCAACAATTCAGTGGCTATGGCGAATGTATGCTCGGTACCGGTCTCTTTCATCTTTCTACGAGGTCAGGGTATCAAGATTGAGTCTCTTATCTTCAAGGAGTGCCGACTCAATGACCAGCTGATTGAGGTATTGCCAAGTCAGCGGCGGAACTTTGATGATGCTCCAGATGAGCCTGAAACGCCTAGCGAGGATGATAGTTACGAGGGTGCGATTGTCTTGGAGCCGAAGACCGGCATTTATATCAACGATCCGATTACCGCAGATGACTTTGCTTCGCTATATCCGTCATCGATTATCTCGGAAAATATCAGCCACGATACACTTATTTGGGTGAAGGACTACGAGAACGACGGAACAACGTTCCGTGAGCTGCGGGAGGGTTCGGACCGCTATGACAACCTCCCCAACAATACGTATGTGAACATTGAGTTTGATATCTTGCGACCGGATCCAGCAGATACCCGCAAACATCCAGTTAAGCTCAAAGATGGCAAGCGGGTGGCGCGGTATATCCAAAAGCCGCAGGGTACAATTCCTCGGATTTTGGAGATGCTCCTCTCTTCGCGTAAGAAGTGCCGTAAACAGGCGGAGAAGGAGACGGATGAGTTCAAGAAGTCGCTGTTGGATGCGCAGCAGTTGGCATACAAGCTGACTGCCAATTCGCTATACGGACAGTTAGGCAGTGGTACATTTAAGGTGCGTCGTCAGGTGTTAGCCGCGTCAACGACCGCCTATGGTCGTAAGCAGCTGATGTTTGCGAAGGCGGTGATTGAGACTATTTACGGCGGCGGCAAGGACCCGCGGTGCGATGCCGAGTGTATCTATGGTGATACTGATTCTATCTTCCTGCGGTTCCGACCGAAGGACCCTAAAACCGGCGTCCCGTTGACGGGCGATGCGGCACTCAAGGCGGCGAAAGACCTCACAATTGAGTCCGGTAAACTCGTATCTTCTTGTTTGAAACCCCCGCACGACTTTGAGTTCGATAAAATCTTTCGGACGTTCTGTCTCCTGAGCAAGAAGCGGTATGTGGGCGATATGTCCGAGGACGGGCTCACCCCCGATGACTTCCACCGTAAGAGTATGGGTATTGTGATGAAGCGCCGAGACAACGCCCCGATTGTGAAGTACGTGTATGGCGGTGCGATTGAGCGGATTCTAGATCCAACCCGACCTGTTGGCAGCTCAGGAGTAAAGGATGCGTTTGACTTTGTCCAAAACACCGCCAAGGATCTCCTTGCGGGCAAGTTCCCAATGACAAAGCTGATGATTACCAAGTCCTTGAGAGCCGATTATGCGAATCCGTCGCGTATTGCCCACAAGGTGCTGGCGGACCGTATTGCGGAGCGGGATCCAGGCAATAAGCCGTCTACGAGCGAGCGAATGTCGTTTGTGTATATTGAGTCGAAGGCGACCCTACAAGGCGAGCGGATTGAAACCCCCGCATTCATCAAGGAGCACAACCTTCGACCCGATTATAAGCATTATATTACAAATCAGATTGCGAAGCCCGTGGCACAAGTGTTTGCGCTGGAGCTGGCAAAACTACCAGGCGTCAAGCCACACGACCTAGAGGCTTGTAAGAAAGCGAAGGATCCGGTGGCGGCGCGGGAGAAAATTGCGGAAGAATTGCTCTTTGGGTCTTTGCTCAAAGAGGACGCAATGGCAACAAGTGGTCAGCGGTCTATTGCCTCGATGTTTGCGAAAAAATAGGCATCCAAGATAAGGATGTCTACCCGCAGAAATAACGGCAATAATAACAATCTTATTTTTCAAATGAATATGGAAAATCCGAGAAAACCGAACCAGACCAAGAATAAGACAGCAAACAAAAAGCCTAATAATACAAAGAAAGTAAATAGAAAACTAAGTAGAGTCTATGCGAATAAATATGTAAATAAGCCATCACCTCTAACAATAAAGCCTTATACCCCAATAAATCGAAATACGATTCAATTTATGGAGAAATATTATAAAAACACACCCTTTTAGCAAACGGATGTCAACGAATGAAGCCGAGACACAGCCTGGACTTCAGTGGAATGGAACCGTAGATAAGATGATGGCAGACTGGTGCGATCAATCCAAATGCTTTAATTGGATGCATACGGAAGCGTATTCGCGTTATAGTAAGCGTGCTCTAACAATGTCTATTACAACAAATATTGTCATTTCTTTGAGCGGAATAGGAAATCTGATTGTAGGAGCGGTGACAACAGATGCGACAAAAACATCTATTATTTTTGGGTGTATCTCTATCGGCGTAGGTATTGTAAATATGATACAGGATAAATTCAACTGGACGATGATAGCAACCAATCATAAGCAATCGGCGGAAAAGTGGGATATTATAACCCGTAAAATAGAAGAGCAATTAGCGATTCCTTACAGCGGTCGTAAGGATTGTGGAACATTTTTGAAATATATTAAGCAGGATATCAATATAGTATCGGAGACAAATCCAACGATTCCGAGAGATATTCGCAACCAATGCGCAGAAAAGTTTGGTAAAATTAAGGATTTTGATGTACCGGATATTTGCGGACAGGTAGAGCATACAGCGATTTATGTACCTGAGCCACCTGGGCTATCTTTGGCACCATCGCAGGTTCCATTGCTAAGTGCTCAGGTTGAGCCGAGTAAGGGTTGAGTCTGCCCATTCGCGATACCTACAACTTGTTTCGTAACATGATATAGCCACCCCATAGCCATAGCCATTACAACAAACATAAAGACGATAAAGACTACAATCTCAGCCATATTTACCGATAATATAATTTAAACTTTTAGACTCGTACCCTAAGATTTAAGAACCTCCATTAAATGATAATGTCCATGTACAAACTCTACTGGTTGACTTGGAACATAATAATGAATATCAAAGACTAGATTTGGATATACTTCTTTTAGAACTTTATCTAATTCGCTCACATCTGGATCTGGCTTTCCAATAATAAATGTAATAGAATTATTTTGAACATAATGTCTAAAATTATTAATTCGTCGATTATATCTTTCTATAAATAACTCAAAGTTGTTATCTATGTAATGATTTTTTCCACCAGCCCAATTTTGTGTGATATATAGATTTGCGTGGTCAGGGCTTTCGTGATTAAAGATAAACTTATAACGTGTATTATATAATAATCGTTCGTGTTTAAAGATCCCTCCTACGGTAAATGGCGCTTCAATCACTTCTAGATAAGACGGATCACAAAAATATTTAAAATCTTCTTTAATACATAACATAATACCTTTATAATTTGTAACACATTCGTCAAACGGGCAGGTTAGATATCCATTTGCTTTACGTTTCCGTATACCTAGTTCAGCCCCCCTATTTGCTGCTTCACAATTCCATCCAAGAGATATAGCCTCATCCATTTTTATAATTAAAATCTAAACATTGGTTTAAATAATAGACTATATAAATAATTAAATGCCGTATAATTCGCAAATAGGACAAGATCAATGGGTACATTCTATATTGGGAGATAAGAAAGACGGATATTTTGTAGAGTTGGGCGCGTGCGATGGAGTTCATTTGAGTAATACATTATATTTTGAACGTGAGCTTGGATGGAACGGTATATGTATCGAACCGAATCCTGAATATTTAGAGAATCTTCGTAAAAACAGACGGTGTAATGTGAGCGACGAACTTGCTTACTCACACGAAGATGTCAGTGTTTCATTTTCTCTTTGCGACGTTGTAAGTGGTATTATTGATAATAATACCAATGGGTTTACACGTAAAGATAATATTATTGAAAAGAAGACTACAACGTTGGGTAAAATATTAGATACATTTTCGGCACCACGTATTATGGATTACTTATCGCTTGATGTAGAAGGGCAGGAATATAATATCTTATCTACGTTTCCATTCGATAAATATCAGTTTCGGTGTATGACGGTAGAACATAATGCGCCTCATACTGGTCCTGAAATGCAAACAAATATAAGGTATATTTTGGAGGCG